CAGAAGAAAAGTGTGCATACATCTCTGATAAATCATATCAAGATGAAATACAATACTTAGTTGAATGTCAAGCAAGAAATAAATTCATAAAAAACTTAGCTATAAGCATGACTAAAAACACATTAGTTTTATTCCAACTAGTTGACAAACATGGTATTTTTCTTTATAATATGATTAAGAATTCGGAACGAATTGCAGATAGAAAAGTATTCTTTGTGTTTGGTGGAACAGACACTAAAGACAGAGAAGAAATTCGTAGTATAATGGAAAAAGAAACTAATGCAATAGTCGTAGCTTCATACGGTACTTTTAGTACCGGAATAAATATTAAGAATCTACATAATATTATATTCGCTTCACCATCAAAATCAAGAGTTAGAAATCTGCAAAGTATAGGTAGAGGACTAAGAAAAGTTGAAGGTAAAGATATTGCTACACTATATGATATTGCAGATGATCTTGTCCACAAAAAACAAATGAATTATACACTTAGGCACTTTGTGGAAAGAGTGAAAATATACACTGAAGAAAAATTTCCATTTAAAGTCTACAAAATAGGACTTAAAAATGAATGACATTAAAATAATAAAATTACAAGACGGTTCAGACATTATTGGTACTGTCACCGAACTAGAAGATCGTTCATTTTATGTCATTACTCCTATGCAAGTTATCATCCATACTGAGGGTAAATACTCAGGAATAATTCTTCGTGAATGGTTACCTGCTAGATTGCTTGAATTGAACGAAGCGATTATCAATCGAAATCAAATTGTGTGTTTTATGAAACCAAATAAAACTTTTATCGATTATTATGTAAGATCTATGATTGAAATGAAAAATAAATTAGAAGCACTCGGTTCTGATACAGAACTCAGAGAATCTCCTGAAGATGATATCGCTGAAGAATTTGAAAACCTAACAAGAGAAGATAATCAGTTATTACATTAATAATTATCTTTCAACCTTGACATAGAGGAATGTACACCTTGTCAAGCTCTTTGTCAACAACTTTTTTTATGGTAAATTTTATGTCAAAACAAAAACATTATATAAACAATGAAGATTTTTTAAAAGCACTCGTTAACTATAAAGAGTTGTGTGATATTGCAAAAAAAGAAAATAAACCTGGACCTTCTATTCCCAATTATATTGGCGAGTGCTTTATGAAAATAGCAGAGGGTTTATCACACAAACCAAATTTCATTAACTACACATACCGTGATGAGATGATTTCTGATGGAATAGAAAATTGTCTAATGTATTTTGATAATTTTGATCCAGCAAAATCGAAAAATCCATTTGCATATTTCACACAGATAGTGTATTATGCTTTTCTGCGCCGAATTCAGAAAGAGAAAAAGTACATGTATGTCAAGTACAAGTCTACGGAACAAGACGGTATTCTTGACGAATATGATATGTTGGATCTAGAAAATGGAACGACGAAGCAGTTTGAGTTGTACGATAATATATCAGAATTTATAGAAAATTTCGAAAACGTACAACAAAAAAAGAAAGAAACTAAAAAAGTAATTACTAAACCAAAAGGTTTGGAACAATTCATGGAGTAATCATGCAAGTAGCAATTATTACGGACCAACATTTTGGCGGAAGAAATGATTCGCTCCATTTTTTAGATTATTACGAGAAGTTTTATTCGGAAACATTTTTTCCCACTCTAGAATCTAACAATATTAAAACTGTTCTGATTTTAGGTGATACTTTTGATAGAAGGAAATACATTAACTTTTATTCGTTCAAAAGAACGAAAGAAATGTTTTTTGATAGGTTAGCAGAAAAAAATATCAATGTACACATGATTGTGGGTAATCATGACACATATTTTAAAAATACTAATGATGTAAATTCTGTAGATTTACTTCTCAAAGAATATACAAATATCAACGCAATTTATAACGCAAAAACAATAACTGTTGATGGTGTTGATATTTGTATGGTGCCTTGGATTTGTGCTGAAAACTATGATCATTCAATTGATGAAATCGAAAATACACAAGCTAAAATATGCATGGGTCATTTTGAGATTGAAGGTTTTGTTATGCATTTAGGTGCGATGTGTGAAGAAGGATTGGATCGATCTCTATTTAAAAATTTTGATATTGTTTTTTCTGGACATTATCATCACAGATCAAGCCAGGGTAATATTCATTATTTGGGAAATCCTTATGAACTTACTTGGATTGATTATAAAGATGACAGAGGATTTCATTTGTTTGATTTACATACAAACGAATTAAAATTTTATAAAAATCCAAATAGCATGTTTCATAAAATATACTATAATGATAAAGAACAGAGTGATGATGATATTGTCAATAAAAATTTATCATTATATACAAATACATATGTTAAAGTTGTAGTCGAAAATAAAACAAATCCATTTTTATTTGACAAATTTTTAAACAATTTGTATAATGTTGGACCAATTGATATTAATATTGTTGAAGATTTTACTGAAAGTTTAGAAAGTGATGTAACTGATGATATTGATCAAGCAGAAGACACACTATCAATAATTTACAAATATATCGATGGTATAGAAAATGATAGCGTTGACACCGCAAAGTTAAAAACTGTTATGCGTCGCTTATATGCTGATGCAATTAATCAAGAAGAAGTATGATAAAATTTAAAAAAATAAAGTGGAAAAATATACTTTCCACTGGTAATGTATTCACAGAAATTGATCTCTGTAGGTCACAAAATACACTTATCATCGGTAACAATGGAGCAGGAAAATCAACAATTCTTGATGCATTGTGTTTTGGTTTATTTGGAAAACCTTTTCGTAAAATTAATAAACCAAATCTATTAAATTCAATCAATCAATCTCATGGTGTTGTTGAAGTTCAATTCTCTATCGGTAAAAAAGAATACAAAGTTATTCGAGGCATAAAGCCAACAATATTTGAAATATATTGTAATAATGAATTATTGAATCAAGATTCTAAAGCTAAAGATTATCAAGATCATTTAGAAAAACTAATTCTCAAATTAAACTATAAATCATTCACTCAAGTGGTCATATTGGGTTCAGCTTCATTTGTACCTTTTATGCAATTGTCACCTGCTGACAGAAGAACTATTATTGAAGACTTATTAGATATACAAATTTTTTCATCGATGAATAATTTGGTAAAAGAGAAATTTACCAAATTAAAAGAAGATATATCAAAAAATAAGTATGATTTGGATATCACCGAAGAAAAAATTGAATTGCAGAAACAAAATATAGAAGAACATAAAAAACATAATGAAAATGAAATTGAGAAGAAGAGAGAAGAAATTTTAGAAAGCGAAAAGAATATTACCGATCTTCAAAATGAAATAGAAACAATACAAGAGAATGTTAATAATTTATTGTCAACAATAGAAGATAAGCTATCAACAGAAAAAAAGATTAGTAAATTGAATCAACTTGAATCTAAAGTTGATGATAATATCAAAAAAAATAAAAAGGAGATTTCATTTTATGAAAAAAACGACAGTTGCCCAACATGCAAACAAGGAATTGCCGACGAATTCAGAAACAATCAAATCTCTGAAATCGAGAAAAAAATCAATAATCAACAAAAAGGGCTTGAACAAATTAAGGAGGAAATTGATAAACTCGATGGAAGATTGACTGAGATACAAGGTATCAACACAAAAATTTATTCTGAAAATAATGAAATTATTAAAAAAAATACCACGATAAAAGCACTTAACGATTTCATTAATAAATTAAAAAAACAAATAAAAGAACTAGAATCTAAAAAAGATAATTTAGAAGATGACAATGAAAAACTGAAAAGTTTAAAAGATCAATTTGATACACTAGCCACACAACAAAATGAACTGTTAATAGAAAAACAGTATTATGAATACGCAGCATCAATGTTGAAGGATACTGGTATCAAAACAAAAATTATTAAGCAATATTTACCAATAATGAATAAATTGATTAATAAATATTTGACTGCAATGGACTTTTTTGTTAACTTTAATATAAATGAAAATTTTGAAGAAACAATTAAGTCCAGACATAGAGATGAGTTTAGTTATGATAATTTTTCTGAAGGTGAAAAATTAAAAATTGACATGTCATTATTATTAACTTGGCGCCAAGTTGCGAAGATGAAAAACTCAACAAATACAAATCTTTTAATTCTTGATGAAGTTTTCGACTCAAGTTTGGACGCATCTTCGGTTGAATTGCTTATGGGTCTACTTAGAGAACTTTCTCTTGAAACCAATGTTTTCATTATTAGTCATAAAGGAGATCAATTATTCGATAAATTTCATTCAGTAATTAAATTTGTCAAAAAAGGCAATTTTTCTACTATTGAGAGTTGAACTATACAAAAGAAACTGTTATAAGGGATGGTCAAAATGAGTGATACATTAGTTTTTGATACTACAAAACCAAACTATGGGTTAGAGTCTGCTAAAAAATTTAGCATTCCAATTTTTAAATTGGTGAGTAGTCAAGATTCAATATTAAAAAAAGTTTTACCTGAATTTGACTTTAATAATCCTCCAGTAAATCCAAATGCATTTGCTTCAAGTTTGGTTGAAACTTGTAAAAAATTAAATGGTTTAGGTTTGTCTGCAAATCAATGTGGTTTTAATCATCGTGTTTTTGTGATGGGTTCTGGTGAAGAATTTGTAGCTTTCTTTAATCCAAAAATATTATCTCAGTCCGAAAAAGAAGTTGACATGGTAGAAGGTTGTTTGTCTTTTCCTGCATTAGGATTAAACATCAAAAGACCGGAATCAATTGAAGTTGAATACGACGATTTTAATGGCGTAAAAAGAACCACAAAACTTTTCGGCTTGTCTGCCCGTTGTTTTCAGCACGAACTTGACCACATGAACGGAATCGTGTATACTAAGAGAATACGCACTGTAGCCCTAAAGATGGCGATGAACAAACAGAAAAAAATTATGAAAAAACTTAAAGAAAATCTTAAGGAAACTTGATATGAAAGTTGAAGAAAGCACTCAATATGAAAATTGTATTGGTGTAAAAGATACCACACAAGCAATATCACTTGAAGATTTACTAGGTGAAATTCCTGATCCTACCACAAGTACCCCAGATTGGAAGAAACACTGGAAAGGAATGCCTGAGTATGAACAAGAAAAGAATCCACCATACAAACAGATTTATTTAAATTTCAGAAACAAAGAAGATTATGAAGAGTTTGCTAAATTAGTTAATCAAAACTTGTCAGAAAAAACAAAAAGTATTTGGTATCCAAAATTAGATCGAGAAGAAAATTCTTTATTGAGGTGGATTGAAGAATGACGAATCCTGTTCATCCTGTTTATATCATATCGAAGGGTCGTTATGAAAGCATGATAACGTCAAAATCTTTGACTAGAATGAAAGTGCCTCATTATATTACGATTGAACCACAAGAACAAGAAGATTACGAAAAAGCACTTGATAATTTTAATCTTAGAGATTATGTTACATTATTGATTGCACCATTTTCAAATCATGGAGATGGTCCAGGTAGAGCAAGAAATTGGTGTTGGGATCATGCGATATCAATTGGTGCTGAAAAACATTGGGTGTTAGATGATAATATCACCGACTTTTATCGTCTCCATAAGAACAAGCGTATTCGTGTAGAGTCTGGTGCAATTTTTAAAGCAGCCGAAGACTTTGTAGATAGATACGAGAATGTTCCTATTTCTGGATTTCAATATCGATTCTTTATTGCTCCAAATAGTTTCTATCCACCATATGTTAAAAACACTCGTATCTATTCTACTCTTCTAATTTCAAATAACTGTAAACATCGTTGGCGTGGTCGTTATAACGAAGATACTGATATCTGTCTAAGAGTTTTAAAAGATGGCGACTGCACAATTCAATTCAATGCTTTCTTGCAAGGTAAAGCAGCAACTCAAACAGTTAAAGGTGGTAACACAGAAGAGTTTTACCATAAAGAAGGTTCTATGTCTAAAGAAGACTGGAGAGATGGCAGACTTAATCCAGAAGGAACTAAAAACAAATCTCAAATGCTAGTCGACCTTCATCCTGACGTTGCAGTTATGGTCAAAAAATATGGTCGTTGGCATCACTATGTTGATTATTCGGTTTTTAAGAAAAATGAACTAAAAATGAAGCCTGGTATTATGTTACCAGATGGTAACAACAACTACGGTATGAAACTGGTAAAAAATTTTGGAAAATAGGAGCTTCAGCACAAAAAACACTTGACAAGTTGCATATATAGTAGTATGATAGAGTCTCTCGAAAGAGAATTTTTTTTGAATTGATAATGGAGAAAAGTTATGGAAAAAATGAATGTTAAAGATCGTATGCTTGCAGTCCTTAAACAGAAAGATGGTTATAATACATTTACTGTAAAACAAGCACAAAAACGTTTTGGCATTAAAAACGTATATGCACGAATCAATGAACTTCGCCAAGAAGGACATTGCATCTACACAAATACAAAAACTTTGAAAGATGGACGTAAGATTAACTTTTATCGGTTAGGCACTCCAACTAAATCACTTGTTAAAACCGCGCTACAAGCGGGATATTCACTAGGATAATAAAATCTAGAAAATACTAGAGGAGTGTAATGCTCCTCTTTTTTTTATAAAAAAATGGAGTTAAAATGGAAATCAAAATTAATGTTGATGAGTTGAGAAAGAAAAGTATATTTGTTGCAACACCCATGTATGGTGGTATGAATCATGGTCTTTATATGAAAGCGTGTCTTGATCTTCAAGGTGTAGCACTTCAATATGGAATTAACATTAAATTTTCATTTCTCTTTAATGAATCATTGATTACAAGAGCAAGAAATTATCTTGTTGATGAATTTTTACATCGTTCAGATTGCACACATCTTCTTTTCTTAGACTCGGATATTAGTTTTGATCCTAAAGATGTTATCGCATTGTTGGCTCTAGACAAAGATGTTATCGGTGCACCTTATCCTAAAAAAGCGATTAAATGGCGTTCGGTTAAACGTGCAATGGAGAAAAATCCTGATATTCCTGAAGGTGAACTTGAAAAAGTCACTGGCGATTATGTATTTAATCCAGTCAAAGGTACTGCACAATTCTCAATTAGTGAGCCATTGAAAGTTCTAGAAATTGGAACTGGTTTTATGATGGTTAAACGTGAAGTTTTTCCAAAATTTGCAGAAAAATATCCAAATTTGAAATACAAACCTGATCATGTTGGTCAAGCACACTTTGATGGTTCTCGTTACATTCATGCATACTTTGATACTGTAATTGATAAAGTGTCTGAGCGTTATCTATCTGAGGATTATATGTTCTGTCAATGGTGGCGAAACATGGGTGGTGAAATCTGGTTGTGCCCATGGATGCGTACTGCACACATTGGTACTTATCATTTCCAGGGTGATATGCCCGCTGTTGCTAATTATGTTGGAGAAATGTAATGATTGTAGGATTTTTAGGATTTATCGGTTCAGGTAAAGGCACTGCTGGTGATATTCTAAAAGAAATTGGTTTTGTTAAACAAAGTTTTGCGGGACCAGTCAAAGATACTGCCTCAGTTATGTTTGGTTGGCCTCGCCATCTTTTAGAAGGTGATACAGAAGAATCAAGAAAATTTCGTGAAGAATATGATCCTTTTTGGTCTAAAAAATTTGGTTATGAATTCACACCCAGAATGGCACTTCAAACAATAGGTACAGAAGTTGGTCGTGATCTTTTTGATGCCAACATTTGGATTAATACATTAGAAAAAAATATCGAAGAAAATAAAAATTACGTCATTACTGACGTTAGATTTAAAAATGAAATGAACTGGATAAGAAATAACAACGGTATACTAATCGAAATTCAACGAGATCAAAATCCTGATTGGTATGATATTGCAATCGCTGCAAATTCAGGATCTATGGAATCTGAACTATTGATGTATGAAACAGGCGTACATGAATCAGAATGGAGATGGATTTCACCATCAATGATTGACGAACGAGTACATAATATTGGATCAAAAGATGAATTGAAACGAGACTTAATTAAAATCTTGACTTTTTACCTGGGTAAAGGTATAATAGATGAAATTTTACATAATGGAGAAATAAATGAAACTTTCTAATGAAACACTAACAGTATTGAAGAATTTTTCGTCAATCAATCAAGGAATTCAATTTAAGACTGGGAGTAAACTCAAAACAATTTCCAGTGGAAAAACAGTTCTCGCACAAGCTACTCTTAAAGATAGTTTTCCTAGAGACTTCTGTGTATATGATTTGAATCAATTTTTGTCTGTTCATTCTTTGTTTAAAGATTCTGCTGAGATTGATTTTGAAGAATCTAACATCATTTTCAAAAATGGTCGAAACAGAGTTAAGTATCGAATGACTGCAAAAGAGATGATTGTAACACCACCAGAAAAAGAATTGACATTGCCATCAGTTGATTGTTCATTCAATCTTTCCGCTGATGATTATGATTCTATCATGCGAACTGCGAGTGTTCTTTCTTCACCACACATTGGAGTTAAATCTTCAGGAGAAGAAATTGAAATTATGGCATTTGATGCAAATGATGATTCTGCACACACAAACTCAATTCAAGTTGGTACAGATGACAAATCATATAAAATTGTTTTCAAAACTGAAAATATTAAATTGATTCCTGGATCATATGACGTATCGATTTCATTCAAAGGTATTGCACACTTTAAGAATGTTAAAGAAGCTATTGAGTATTGGATTGCATTTGAAGCAAAAGAAACCGTAATCGGTTGATTTTATTTTTTACATTATGGAGATTTTGAATGAACGATCATATTTTATGGGTGGAACGATATAGACCCAAACGAGTTGAAGATTGTATTCTTCCTGATTCAATTAAAAATACTTTTCTTGAATATGTAACCAAGAAAGAGATTCCCAATCTTCTACTTTCTGGTCCTGCTGGCGTTGGTAAGACTACTATTGCTAAAGCCTTATGTAATGAAGTTGGTTGTGATTTCATTATTATTAATGGTTCTGATGAATCTGGCATCGACGTTCTTAGGAATAAAATTAAAAACTATGCTTCCTCCGTGTCTCTGACGGGAGGAAGAAAGGTTGTGATCATAGATGAGGCAGACTATCTAAATCCTAATTCAACGCAACCTGCCTTGCGTGGTGCAATCGAAGAGTTCGCTTCAAATTGCTCTTTCATCTTTACTTGCAATTATAAGAATCGAATTATTGATCCAATTCATTCTCGATGCACAGTAATTGATTTTAAGATTAATGGTGCAAAACAAAAACTCGCAATGCAGTTTTTTAAGCGTGTTGAATTTATTCTTGCACAAGAAAATATTCCATACGATAAAAATATTATTGCCGCAGTTATCACTAAGCACTTTCCTGATAATCGTAGAGTTCTAAATGAACTTCAACGATATTGTGTATCCGGTTCATTGGTTGATGCTGGTATTCTTGGTAATATTGCAGATATTCAAATTGATGCTTTGATTAAAGCACTCAAAGAAAAAGATTTTTCATCTTGTCGAAAGTGGGTCACAAATAATTTGGACAATGACCCAGTTAAAATTTATCGTAAACTTTACGATTCATTGTATGAGTTATTGAAATCTAATACTGTTCCTCAATTGGTTTTGATTCTTGCTAAGTATCAATATCAAGCTGCATTTGTTGCAGATCACGAAATTAATACTATTGCATGTTTGACCGAAATCATGGTTGATTGTTCTTTTAAAGATTAATATTATGGTTGATTTATTTAAAGAAATTCTACCATCAATTCTTCAAACAAAGAAGAATGTATTAGTTGAAGAACATGATATTAAAGAGTATAAACCTTTTATTGTTAATCGAGCATTGTCTTATCACATTGATTGTGTTGCATATGCAAATGAAATGAATCTTTATCCAAATACTGATTCTGATATGCAATATAATTATTTTCTAAATAGTATTAGACCTATGAAACGAAAGTTTCAAGCATGGCAAAAAGCCGAGGTCAATAGGGACATAGAATGTGTTAAGATGTATTTTGGTTATTCTAATCAGAAAGCAAAAGACGCCTTACGTATTCTAAGTGATGATCAAATCGCTGAAATAAGAGCAAAAACAGACAAAGGCGGAGTGAACAAATAATGATTGCAATAAAAGATTTAGTAGAGGTATTATTAGAAGACAAAGATGATTTCTTAAAAGTTCGAGAAACTTTGACTCGAATCGGTATTTCTTCCAAGAAAGAAAAAATCTTATATCAATCTTGTCACATCCTACACAAACAAGGTAAATACTACATTGTACATTTTAAAGAGATGTTTGCACTCGATGGTAAACCAACAGATATCTCAGAAAATGATCTATCTCGAAGAAATGCAATTGCAAAACTTTTAGAAGAGTGGGAATTAATCAAAATTGTTGATCCAGAATCAATTAAGACTCCGCCTCCTATATTTCTATCTCAGATAAAAATTATTTCTCATAAAGAAAAGAATGATTGGCAACTAATACCAAAATATAATATTGGTAAGAAGCCACAAACCGATTGACATCGTATAAATAATGTAGTACACTAAGTACTGTTACGCCCTTTTGGGGTAACAATTTTTTAACTCGCTTATTTAAGGAGACCACTATGACATACGTTAAAGACGTTTTCGGTAAAGATATGTTCAAAGATTTCGGCAAGTTCTATGTCGGTTTTGATGATCAATATAATCGACTAGCAAAAATCCACGACGATCTTACAAAAAATATTCCTAATTATCCACCATACAATATCATTAAAACAGGTGAAAATACCTATTCTATTGAAGTTGCTGTTGCTGGATTTGGAAAACAAGATATCGAAATTGAATTAAATGATGGTAAATTGATTGTTAAAGGTAATGTAAAAGCCGAAACTAATAATGATGAATTCTTGTTTAAAGGAATCGCAAATCGTGCATTCACTCGCACATTTATGTTAAATGATCAAATTGAAGTTCAAAACGCAGATTTGATTAATGGTATGCTAAAAATCTTTTTGGAAAGAATTATTCCTGAGCATAAAAAGCCTAAAAAGATCGAGATCGCTCAATCTAATACTAAAGGTGCATAATGCTTAAAAAAATTCTCAGTTCGATTTATGAAGGTATTTGTAATCGTAATCTTTTTGAACAGAAAGGATATGTTGAATTCTATCTGTCCCAGTCAGTAGATCATGCTGATTTAGAAAGTAGGATCAAACTTCTTAAATCTAAAAATCATCTATAAGTAGATGTAGCGTGGTGGCAACACCACGCTTTACAATTTAAATCTTTTGTGATATAATAAACTTAATATGAAAAAAAGTAAATATAAAATCGACAGATTAGTCAAATACAAAAACATCTTTACACAAGATGTTGTTTTATCTTCACCTGAATGGCCTATTAAAAATATAGATGGCGTCATTTTTGTTGGTGTTAAAATAACAGAATCAGATAAACAAATTAAGTGGATGCGGAAAGATTCTTTGGAACGCGCCCGATGAATTATTCCGCCTGTAGCTCAGTGGATAGAGCAATCGGCTTCTACCCGATTGGTCGGCCGTTCGAATCGGTCCAGGCGGGCCAACTATTATGAAACAAAAATTTATAGATGCATATATGGATGTTGCCCATAGATTTGCACAATTATCCACGGCAAATCGATTAAAAGTTGGTGCAATCATCGTAAAAGATGATCGTATTATCTCAATTGGTTATAATGGAATGCCCTCTGGTTGGGATAATAATTGTGAAGATATGATAATCATTCAAGATGAAATTTCTCCTGGTGTTTTTTCTTTAACAAAAAGAACAGAGATAAAAACTAAACCAGAAGTTATTCATGCTGAAGCAAATGCTATAGCAAAGTTAGCAAAAAGTACAGAATCTGGTGAAAACTCAGTAATGTTTTTAACCCATTCTCCATGTATTGAATGTGCAAAACAGATATATACAGCAGGTATCAAGAAAGTATTCTATCGAGAACAATACCGTTCCACGGATGGACTTGATTTTTTAAATAAATGTGGTATAGACGTGGAGCAAACATGAGCGATTACTGGGGTTATCATTTAATTTTGGATATAAAAGGTTGTGCAATCGATAAAGCAACAGATCCAAAACATATTAAAAAATTCATTAAAAAATTAGTAAAAGATATCGACATGGTTGCTTATGGAAAACCAAAAGTTGTCCACTTTGCAGCAGGTACAGAAAAAGCAGGTTGGACAGTAATTCAACTTATTGAAACATCTAGTGTCGTTGGACATTTTCTAGATCAAAACGGTGATCTATACCTAGATATTCTTAGTTGTAAGACATTCGATGAAAATGTTGTTGTAAATTTAATAAACAAATTTTTTAGACCAGAAAATATTAAAACAACATTTTTAACAAGACAAACTTAATGTTGTAGCAAAACAACAGTTGACAGTTCTGCATATGAGTGTATAATAGATTGTATTGGGTAGCGAGCATCATTGGTGAATGCAGCAGACTGTAAATCTGTGGTCCTTAGCGGCAACGGGGTTCGATTCCCTGGCTACCCACCATATGGAAACACATTCTGAGCCGAACATAGGCGGCGACCACAAAGAGAGGAGTGTGTTTCCATATGGTTTGTTCCGGTGTAGTATAATGGCAGTGCGGTGGTCTCCAAAACCACTAGTGGGAGTTCGATTCTCTCCACCGGAGCCAAAAGATTTGGGCTGTTGGTATAGTTGGGAACACAATGCCCTTGCAAGGCATAGTCACCGGTTCGACCCCGGTACGGTCCACCAAATTTTTTTCAGCAGGTAGTGCCTGCTAAGTATTCACAAGGAACGTGGGCCGGATGGTAAGGCACGGGATTGCTAATCCCGCGGTGGTGACGAGCCGCTGATAGGGTTCGACTCCCTAACGTTCCGCCAAAAATATTCCTCAGTAGCTCAGAGGTAGAGCAAACGGCTGTTAACCGTTCGGTCATTGGTTCGATCCCAGTCTGAGGAGCCAGTTT